TATTCAAAACAAATTGAACCGTGGGCACGTCGGCAGTCAGAGAAGCTTCTGGAGTCGGTATCACGGTCAAACCTCCGCGCGTACAAGCGTGACTCAAAGGCCATGGCTGAAGCGCTTAAGACCGGTGTCGCTCGCCAAGAAGTCGGGCAAGTCGCGTTCGCCCTTTTGAATGAACAGGTTGACCTCATCAAATCATTGCCGATTGAGGCGGGTCTTCGCGCCCAAGACATAGCTGCTGAGAACTTCCTTGCCGGACGCCGCGCCGCGGTTGATCCTGAAACGGTAGCCCGGCTCAAGGAAGAGATGGGGATGTCCACGGAAGTTGCCGTTAACCGTGCGAGGCTCATAGCCCGCACGGAGACGGCACGGGCAAATGCTTCGTTTGTTCAGGCGCGCGCGCAATCAGTCGGGGTCCTGGGTTACATTTGGCGGACCACGATGGACGGAGCTGAACGCCACTCACATGCAGAGATGAACGGGGTATTCGTCCCCTATAACAAAGTGCCGCATCTGAGTGACGGGACTAAAGGCCACGCCGGCACGTTCCCGAACTGCCGATGCTGGCAGGACCCGGTTCTACCTGAATAGGACTTGCACCACGGATCGAAATGCCCCAATAATGTGGTGTCGAACCCACAAAACTAGGAGATGTCCATGAAGTTTGTATTGATGATCGCGATGTTGCTCACCGGCTTCACAGCCACAGCTCAGACCTCAAATGAAGTGAATAACTTCGGAGACAAATTCACGTGGACCATCCTGCAGGGGACTCAGGTCACGACTCAGCGTTTGCGAGTCACATATCAAGCCTTGAACGCGAAGACCACGGGTGTTGCCCTTAGCTTGGGCCGATCCATTCCGAGCGGCGCCGTCATTAAGCAAGTCTACTATGTTGTGCAAACGACATTCGCGGACAGCGGAACTGCCGGTGATGCAGACACCTCCACCATCTCAATCGGTGCCAATACGAACGTGGACTTGAAAGCCGCGATCGCAATCTCAAACGGTGCGAACCCTTGGGACGCCGGCATTGCTGCAGGTATTCCCATTAATACGGCCGCAACGATGGTGAAGCTCACCGCTGCACGAAACATTAAGGTGGTGTGGACCGCGGGGACCGGCAATGCGACCGCTCTCACGGCCGGGATCATGGATATCTTCGTTGACTACGTGTTCCCGCAACCCTAAGGAGCAAAGCCCTTGAAGTATTTTGCCACGCGCATATCGGAGAATTTGCACAAGACGCCGGAAGGATACCTTCTGGCTATGGGCGTTCCGATCGGTCGCGTGGGTTCCATGGACTACGGTCACGGTGAAACCCCGCTCAAAGTCGGGCCCGATGGAATTGTTAAAGTGTCTCGTGATGCCGAAGAACTCTTCCGCCCCGAGACCATGGCCTCATTTGAAGGAAAGCCTTTAACTATCCGCCATCCTGAAGATTTTGTGTCTTCTGAGAACTGGAAGGACTTAGCTAAGGGCATCATGAAGAACGTCCGCCGCAAGGGTGATGACCTCATCGCCGACATACTGCTCACAGACCAGTTCGCGATTTCCCTTGTGGAGAACGGGATGCGTCAGTTATCTTGTGGATACGAAGCCGAGTACATTCAGACTGGTGAAGGCAAGGGCATACAAAAAAATATAGTGGGAAACCACTTAGCACTTGTCGAAGAAGGTCGGGCCGGTGATGCTTACAAAATCAACGATGCAAAAGGAGTCTCTGCGATGAACAAAAAACTTGAAGCCGCTCTGAAGAAGCTTTTCGGTAAAACAACCGATCAAATTTTACAGGAAGCCGCTGACAAGACCGCCGCGGAGAAGGCTGCGAAAGCCAAAAAATCCAAGACCGGCGACAACAAGGCGTATGACGAACTCGTCGCGCTGTGCAAAGACCTCGGTGAAAAGGTCGCCAAATTCGGCCAACCCAATGACGAAGAGGAGCAAGAAGAAGCTCCCGTCAAGAAGAAGAAAAAAGACGACGCACCCGCAGAAGATGAGGGTGAAGAAGAAAAGTCGCTTGAAGAGCGTTTGAAGGCCGTTGAGGCCGCAGTTTCCAAATTGTTAGAAGCCAAGTCGGGCGATGAGTCCGAAGAAGAAGAGGCTGTTGACGAAGAGGAAGAAGAGGAAGTTGTTGTTGACGAAGAAGCTTCGGAAGAAGCCGAGGATGAAGAGTCCGAGGAAGCCGAAGATGAAGGTCCGCAATTGACGGGTGATGAAAAGTCGCGCGTCGAAATCCTCGCCCCTGGATTGTCCCCCACGAAGGACTTTAAGGTTCAGGCCTTGAAGACCGCGTGGAAGTCTGACGAAGGTCAGAAAGCAATCCGAGCTTTGACCGGCGACAAGAAGCCGGAGTTCAAAGCTGGTGCACAAACGGACATGTTGTTCACCGCGACTTCGGAGCTCCTGAAGCATTCGCGTGGCACGGTCCTGGCCGGCACCAAAAAGAAGACAACGGACTTCAACTCGGTTATCTTTCAAGAGGAGTCAGCAATGACGCCTGAAAAGTTAAACGAGAAGATGGCACAACACTACAACCCTAAGAAAGCATAAGGAGATCCAACCATGTGTCCTCCAGCATATCTCTACACAGCCCCGGCCGGAGTACCCGGTGACATCACCCGCGTCGACGAAACAAACGTCGAACCGGCAATGTTAATTGCGATCTCCGCTACCTACGCTCAGGCGTTTGGTATTCCGATGAAGTACGCCACCGGCGGTATCTCGCAGATCGCCGCTGGCGACGCTGCCACCGTGTTCGCAGGCGTTCTTGTTCGTGAGGTGCCCAGCATCTCCGGCAACACCGCTCAGGGTTTAGACGACACCGTCCCGAACCCCGACCAAGTCAATGGCTTGGCCGTCCGCGGATATGTAAACGTGAAGTGCAAGCAGGGAACTCCTGCTCGTGGCGGAGTCGTTTACATGCGAGTTGAAGCCGACACCGGCAAGCTCGTGGGTGACTTTGAAGCCGTGTCCGACACCACCAAGTCTGTGGCATTGACCGCCACTCAAGCTTCGTGGGCCAGCGATGGCAAGGACTCTGACAATAACGCCGAACTGCGGATTGCCCGCTAATAAGGAGCCCTGAATGAAACCACAATACGGACGCCGCTTTCGCACACGTGACTCGGCCTTATCGTACTTCGTCAACCAGCTCGACAACCTAGACAAACGGTTGTACGAACCCTTGGTCAGCGTGAGTTGGGGACGTGACATCAAGTTGCGCGCCGGCATCACGATGGCGAACGAGAGCACCTCGTTCATCCGGTCTGCATTCGCAGCCGCCGGAACATTGGGTAACTCGTCCGGTTCTGCCGGCGGGAACATGCCTTGGATCAGCGCCGAGACGACGGCCATCCCCGGTGTGTCCATCAACGGTGAGCGCATTGTTTTGCCGCTCCGTTTGTTGGCCCGCGAAGTTTCGTACACTTCGCCCGAGTTGGAGCGCTCGAACCTGCTCGGCCAACCCATCGACGCACAGAAGATGGACGCCCTAAATATCCTTTATCAAATGAACACCGACCAAATGGTGTACATCGGCGCCACTGAAGTGGGCGCGACCGGCCTTTGCAACAGCTCGTTGGTAACTTCGGGTGCGGTAGCAAACGGCGTTGCGGGAACTCCCGCTTGGAGCACCAAGACTCCGGTTGAAATCTTGGCCGACGTGAACAGCCTCTTGACCAGCACCTGGACGGCTTCGGCCCTCGCAGTATGCCCGGACAAGTTGTTGCTTCCCCCGGTTCAGTTCTCGTACATCGCGTCCCAGCTCATCAGCTCGGCCGGCAACATGTCGATCCTTGAGTTCTTGAAGAAGAACTCGATCGCTCTCACGGTCAACGGCCGCGAGCTCGACATCCAGCCGGTTAAGTGGTTGACGGGCCGTGGTGCCAACAGCACGGACCGCATGGTTGCATACACCAACGACGAAAGCCGCGTGCGCTTCCCGATGGTTCCGATCCGCCGCGAAACGCCGTACTACCAAGGTATCCGCTTCACCGCGCCGTACCTCTGGGCCTTCGGCGAAGTTGAGTTTGTGTATCCTGAGACTGTGCAGTACGCTGACGGAATCTAATTCCATCAGCCTAGGAGGCACAGGTGAAAGTATCATTGAAAGCACCCCGTCAGTTTGGCGGGGTTATCTACCAAAAGGGCATCAACGAAATCCCCGACGCCCTTGCAACCCACTGGTATCTGCTCGCTGACATTCAGAACGGCAACTGCTTAGTTCTTGAGGGAGCAGGCGGCAAGAAGGTGAAGCAACCCGAAGCTCCGAAGGCGCCCGCGCCCGAGAAGAAGGAAGCACCTCCGACGCCGAGCTACCAGGACCAGCTCAACAAGCAGGACGCGCAAGCTCCAGCTGCTGAGTCGACTCCCCCGGCTTCCGAAGGCGGCGAAGAAGAAGACAACGCCCCTGAAGGTGAGACGGCAAAAGAACGCAAGGCCCGTAAGCAGCGCGAAGCCCGCGCGGCGAAACGTGCCAACAAGGGCGAGGCATCTGCCGCCCAATAAAAGGAAGGCATAGATGGTTATCGCAGATTTTAGGACCAACTTTCCCGAGTTTGCGAGCACCACTGTCTTCCCTGATGCACTCATCACATTTTGGGCCACGCTTGCGGAGAAGCTTGTAAACGAAGATGCGTTTCAAGACGTGTACACGCAAGCGGTCCAGTTGTATGTCGCGCACGAGATCACCCTAGCAGCACAAAATCAGATGCAAGCCGCGACCGGCGGTTTGCCTGGACAAGGTGGCGGTATCGCTTCGGCCAAGACCGTTGGCTCTGTGTCTGTGAGCTATGACCCCAACAGCACAACCGAGAAGAACGCCGGATGGTGGAACCTCACGAACTACGGCAAGCAGTTCTACCGCCTGACCCAGCTTTTCGGCGCGGGGTGCATCCAACTATGAGCAAACCGTTCCTAAAGATCGATGACTTCACTGGTGCCTTCATGAATGCGGTTGCCGCTCTGAAGCAGCAGGAGACTCTTGTCGGCATCCCCGAAGATGAGAACGACAGGACCGAAGACGGCGAGATCGGGAACGCAGCCCTGCTGTTCATCAATAACTTTGGATCCCCGGCGAACAACATTCCCGCACGTCCCGTCATGGAGATCGGCATCCGAAACGCTCAGGACGCTATCGCACTTGAGATGAAGCGCGCAGCACAAGAAGGCCTCTCCAAAGGTGGGAAGGCCGTCACACAATACTTTGACCGCGTGGGCATGATCGCCTCCAACTCCGTCAAGCGCGCCATCAATGAACAGATCGACATCGAGCCGCCCGCACAGGGCACGCTCAATCAGCGTGAACGCAAGGGCTTCAAGGGAACGAAGTCCCTTATTGTCACGGGCCAAATGCGGAACGCAATCACCTATGTCGTGAGGGCCAAATAATGGCACAAATCGACGTATCAGACCTTTTACTTGACCCTGACTTTGTGAACCCGGTTCAGCTCATTCATCGCACGGCAACGGTCAGCTCCGCGGGCAAGACAGTGCTAGTTGAGTCCACGGTGAACACGTTCGGATCGGTGCAGCCCGCGACCGCAAAGGAACTCCAGCGCGTGCCCGAGGCCCTGCGCATGAGTGACTGGCGCGCCTTCTATATCAAGGCCGAGATCCTCACGGACGGATCCTCCCAATACCCAGACATCATTGTTTTTGGAACCCGCCGATACGCGGTGAAGAGCACGGAACCCTATTTGAACTTCGGAGCCGGTTGGAACAAGGGCCTCTGCGTGGCGGAGGACTTGAGCCTATGATGGGAGCTGAACGTGCCGAGTAACATTGCCGGATACCTCACGCCGACATCCAGCCAGGGACAACCCGGCGGCCTTTCGCTTGAGGACTTCATTCAGACTATCATCGTGGGCATCTCAGGATACGCGGGCACCGTTGTTCGCCCAAAGTTTCAGCAGAACCCCCCGAAGCAGCCGTCAATAAACACGGACTGGATCGCCTTCGCCATTCAGAACGTGATCCCGGACGCCAACGCCTACACCTGGCTAAACGACCAGAATATTGACCAGCTCACGCGCATGGAGAAGCTTGAGATCCAGATCGCGTACTATGGGCCGAACTCCCTTGAGAACATATCGGTCCTGCGCGACGGCTTCCAGATCCAGCAAAACCTAGAGGCGATGCGCGCGGCCGGCATGGGCTTCAATGGACTCACGCAGGCAATCCGCGGGCCTGACCTTCTGAACGAACGGTGGGTCAACCGCTGGGAGATGACGTTGACGCTTGTCCGGCAGGTCCTAAGGGTGTACCCCGTGCTTTCATTTGCATCCGCAGCCGGGAGCATACATACTGTTGTTGCCGACGAAGATATCACCCTTAACTGGGAAGTAGAGGAGCCGACCCCATGAAGTTTATATTCGCAATTTTGCTCTTGACAGTGTTCTCCATGGGCGCGTCAGCGGCCTATAACAAATCAGGGTATCAGGGCCGCACAATCAGTGCTGCCGCGACTCTCCTGGCTTCCACAGAAAAGACCGCCGCGATTGACCTCTCCGGGTTCACCCTGGTGGGCATCAAGTTGCCGGCCACTTTCACCGGAACCGCGATCACATTCGAGGCCAGCGATGCCATTGACGGGACGTTTGTCGCGGTGAAGTCAACGACCAGCGGAACAGCGCTCTCATACACCGTCGCGCAGAATACCTGGGTAGCACTTGACCCGAAGGACTTCTACGGGCTCAACTTCATTAAGATTGTGTCCGGCAGCGATGAAGCCGCAAACCGAGCATTAGTTCTCTCATTGAAAGGACTCTAAGATGGCACTACCCGTTTCTCGACTTGTCCGCGTCATAGTAAATCTCGCGCCGGTAGCGGCCGCCCGCCGGTCCTTCGGCATCTTGATGGTCGCGGGTGACTCCGCCGTCATCAACCCGGTTGAACGCTTCCGCTCATACGACGGTATTGAAGGTGTCGCAGAGGACTTCGGAGTTGACGCTCCTGAGTACCACGCGGCTGCCACGTACTTCGGTCAGACACCGAAACCCCGCACAATAATGATCGGCCGATGGGTCCGCACGGCAAGCGCCGCGCTCAACCTCGGCGGCATCCTCACCTCCGCACAGCAACAGATCGCAAACTGGACCGTCATCTCCGCGGGCTCGTTCTCAATCGTGATTGACGGCGTGACCAAGACCCTGACGGGCCTTGACTTCACCGGCGTGACCAACCTGAACGGCGTTGCAAGCGTCATCAATGATGCGCTCACGGGCGGCGATTGCTTCTGGGACGGTCAAAAGTTCTATATTGAGTCGGACACTACCGGAGCCGGGACAAGGGCCTCTGGTACTGTGACGATGGGTACGAACGTCGCCGACGCTGATACGCTGACCCTCAATGGTGTGGTCATCACGTTTAAAACTTCGGTTGTTACGCCCACCACGCAAGTCCTTATCGGAGCCTCTAAGGAAGCGACGATGGCGAACCTGCAGGCGTTCTTGAATGCCACTGCCAATGTCAGCCTCACGGTCGCGAGCTACTCGACCGCGGCGAACGTCCTCACCATCACCTATGGAGTCGTCGGAACCGGCGGCAACGCATACTCGCTTGCGACATCTGTTTCTGGCAAGATCACGGTCGCGGCTACTTTGGCCGGCGGCGCGGTTGCATCCTCTGTTGGGTATGCCACTGCCGGAGTTACCGGAACGGACATTGCCACTTTGTTACGCATGACCGCAGCCACCGCGATTGAGCTTGTTCCCGGATACGACGCTGAGACTCCGGTCCAGGCGGCCGCGATCCTGGCCGACGAGTCGAACGCATGGTACGGCCTCATGTTCCAGGCATCGGTGCAGCCCACCGACGACCAGAGCATGGACGTGTCGGCATTCATTGAGGCCCTTGATGTTCGCCGCGTGTATGGCGTGACCATCACCGATCCGAACGTGACGAGCTCACTGGTTGACGACGACCTGGCGAGCCGCCAAATGGAAGCAGGATACCTGCGCAGCTTCTGCCAATACTCGCAGAACGCGTACGCGATCGCATCCTTGTTCGGCCGCGCATTCTCCGTGAACTTTGCCGCCCAGAATTCGACCATCACGCTCATGTACAAGCAGGAGCCGGGCATCGCGTTTGAAACGCTGACGACCACTCAGGCGAACGTGCTGAAGGCCAAGCGTTGTAACGTGTTCGTCGAGTACGACAATGACACGGCCATCATTCAGTACGGCGTGATGTCGGGACCGGCATGGATCGACGAGATCCACGGCCTTGACTGGTTCCAGAACGCGATCCAGAACGCCTGCTATAACCTGCTCTACACTTCGCCGACGAAGATCCCGCAGACCGACGCTGGTTCAAACCAGTTGGTCAACGTCATCAACGGCGTGTGTGAAGAGGCCGTGAACAACGGTCTTGTGGCGCCGGGCATCTGGACGTCGACGGTCGAGTTCGGTCAGCTCATCACTGGCATGTTCTTGAAGACAGGTTATTATGTTTACGTGCAGCCGATGGCTCTTCAGTCGCAAGCCGACCGTGAAGCCCGCATCTGCCCGCCGATCCAAGTAGCAATCAAACTGGCCGGCGCGATCCAGGAGCTGGACGTTGTCATCGAAGTGAACCGGTAAACCAAGAGGGGAGCCTAGAATATGGGTGTCTATTCATTTTTGAACGTAAACGCAGCAATCGTCGGACCCGGCGGCGCTGCAAACTTAGCCTCGGGTGCCCAAGTAGCTGAAGAGGGCATCACGGTTGAGCCGGTAGAGGACAAGAACATCATGACCATCGGTGCCGACGGCGCCGGACAGCACACGCTTGTTGCGAGCGATGCCCGCACGGTCACGGTCAGGCTCTTGAAGACCTCGCCGGTGAACGCGCTTCTCCAGGCCATGTACAACATCCAAAGCTCAAGCTCTTCGCTGTGGGGTCGAAACGTCATCACGATCGGCGACACGGGCGCGGGCGATGCGATCACGCTGCAAGGCTGCGCATTCAAGAAGCAAGTTCCGTTGACCTATGCTAAGGAAGCGGGAATGAATGAGTGGGTGTTCGACGTCATCAAGGGAGACGCGATCCTAGGCGCGGGCTTGTTGCTCAACAACTAAGCCCCGTTCGGGACTACTAAGGAATAGAAGGGAGGCCTAGATGGCCGATAATAACTTTGAGATCCGCGGACAACAGTTCAAAGTGGGCAAGATCTATGCCATGAAGCAGTACCACATTGTCAGGCGCATCGCACCGATCCTAGGTGAGATGCTCCCGGCGATGAAGGACATTGCCAAGAAGAAAATCGACAATTTGACCGAGGAAGAGCAGCTTGACCAGGCCGCGAAGATCGCAGGCCCCGTCATGACCGGGCTCTCCAAGCTGAACGACAAGGACTCAGAGTTCGTGCTGTTCAGTCTATTGGCCGCGGTAGAGATAAACCAGGGAACGAACTGGGCGCGTCTCGTGGTCAATGACCAACTGATGTTTCAGGACTTGGAGCTTCCTATTTTGCTGCAAGCGGCGGGGAGGTCATTCATGTACAACATGACTGGTTTTTTCGGCGTACTCCAGCAGG